TTTTTTTTTTTTTTTTTTTTTTTTTTTTTTTTTTTTTTTAATTTACTTTACTTTTTTGCGGCACTATATAAGTTTTACATAGTTCGGAACTAGGCCACCCGAAAAATGATATATACCCAGTGTAACGCTTTTTAGCCGTAAAACCTTAAAAATAAAGCTGTTACGAGTTTTGTACAGGCTGTTCGTTCCAGGGAAGGATCAGGGAAGGCCCGGGTTTTTGGCAGGGTTTTCAGCCTGCATTTCTGCGTTTTTCACATCTTTTCTCTTGACTTTCAGGCGAGCTTCGCTTATACTGGGTTCAGGTAGAAAACTTAAGCAGCCTGCTAAGCTTTCAACAGGCAATTGAAAGGTTACGAACATGAAGCAAATTACCGGAACGGTGGAAGCCACCACCAAAGACGGCATGACGGGCGCGGAAAAATCCGAGAAATCGCCCGTTACGTACTTGGAATTCGAGAATTCGGACGACGTTTTGACGTTTCTGTCGGGCAGTGAAATCAAACTGACCGATGGAACGGTGTTGGTAAGCGCGCCCGCCGACGAAGTGACCGACGGCAAAGTTACAAAAAGCGCTGCCGATGTTCTCAAGGCCCGCGTGTCCGATTTTCTCCGTTCGCTCAACTACGGGCTAAACCTGAATGCCCGTTCGGATGTTCGCTCGACTCTGATGGCGAAGCTTGAAGGTCCCGACAAGGCGATCAACAAGCTTGTGGCGGACATTGTTAAAGCTCGTGCGGCCGCAGGGAAGCCCGTTACCGAGCAAGCTGCGCGTAAAATCGCCGTGGCTATGCTGGGAATGGACGAAACTCCCGCTGAAACTCCGGCAGCCGCGACCGCGTAGTCGAAAGTTAGTAGTACTTAAGCCCGGGGATCTCCTGATTCCCGGGCTTTTCTTTTTTGGTACTCTGGTCTTGGAGATTTTCAAGACGGCCCTCTCGGTTATGCCATTCGACCCATTCGCAGCTTATTTGCTCGCACGCGCTCGTCGGCATAGTTTCCGCTCGCGCGGTATTCGAGCGCGCGTGATCTACGGCGTTCCCAGGTCGTGGCGCTAACCTGATAAGAAGAGTTTCAGGCTTAAAAACCTGAAACTCTTTTTTGGCAAAGATTTAAGACAAAAGAGTATTAATATCTTAAGAGTTTAAGAGTTTAAGATCTTTTTATCAACACCCCCCACCCCCTCCTCGTAGGAGTCCCAGATACATTCGACGCCCCACCCGAGCGTCAGCGAGGGTGGCTTGACAAAAAGCAATTTTACAAAAAACAAAAGATTTCATTAACCTTTCATTCCCCGAAAGGTTTTCTGATAAGATTCTCTTTTTGTCAGTATTTAAACCTTTCAGCTCACTTCTGAAATGAAAGCTTTTAAGGGCCTTGCGGCTTGGCTGCTGGGCTTCGCGCACCAGTAAGCTGCCTTCGATCGAACCTAGCTTACAAGAATGCCAGCGCCGGGTATTTTAAATGTGTATTCTAGCTCTTGCCTCCCAGAAGCCGCTATGCTACCATACAATCAAGGAGATTTGTAATGTTGGGTTCAATGCTTATCAGTGGAAAGCGGACTGGTCAAGTAAGGCTCGATTTATCAAATACTCTTGCAGCAGGAGTCCCAACTAATCCGGGAGCGACGTTTGAAGACGTTCTTTTCGACGCGCAACAGAAGCTCGATGAAATCAAAGCGAGCCCGTCTCCTATCGCTGCCGAGATCAACTTCTTGACGGAATTTCTCAAAACGGCCGCGCAAATGAAAGAAGAAGTCAAGCAAGAAGAAGTCGCTAAAGTAGTGGAAATAAACAAAGATGCTACTGTCCAGTGAAGAAGCCGAGAAAAGGCTTTCTTCTCCAGACAATCTCGCTAACCGTTTCTCCAAGCATTCCGACGCCAAAACCATCCCCATTCGTAGACCGGGCCGTAAAGTCGACGTCCCGAACTTAACTCCCCTGCAAACCAACGAAATTGCTTTCAGATCCCGTCTTGGAGAACGTCAAGGGCCGCTGGCCCGAGAATTCAACACTACTCAAGCCAGAGTTTCTCAATTAGAGCGGGGCGAAGCCAAGTCTTTAGACGAAGACTCAATTCGAGAGCGTCTCTCTCAAGTTCAGGACAAAGCTCTCGACACTTTGATGGAATCTTTGGGTCTCATCGACCGCGAGAAGCTCAAGAAAGAATCTGCGTCTGGGCTTTCTAAGATCGCTGCGGGAATGGCGAAGGTCGTCGAAGCTACTCTTCCCAAAGACAAAGCCGACACTAATATTCAGGTTGTTGTCTATACTCCTGAATTAAGAAAAGAGGCTTCTTTTAAAGTTGTCGACGTCTGAGGAAAAAGCATGAGGATTTTATGAGAAAGTTAGTTTTTATACTTCTTCTGCCTCTTTCTCTTCTAGCCCAAGTTACCTACACTCCTCCAGTCCCGCCTACGGCCGCGAAACCGGCCACTCTAACAGTAACCTCAGGATCTGCTACTTCTTCTCAAGTCAAATGCACAATAACCGGCGACGCGGTACCGGCAGTAAACATTTCTGTCAGCTGCAGTCTAGGTCCAGTGACAATCCCGAGTTTTAATATCCCTTTTACTTCTTCTGGAACGGCCTACACTTTTCAATACAATTTCAACGGGCAAGCATTAACCGTCATTATCAATGGTATGACTTTACCAGTTAACGTGACCGCCGCGGTCAATGGGGCGGCCGCGATAGGAGGAGCATTTTAACATGACACCACAACCACCGCTGAACTCAGTCACGGGCATTGAAGCTTTAGTGGTCTTTGCCCTTCAGGTTTTTACTCAGATCTTTTCTCTTTTCCATCATCAAGGAGTTCCGACGTCGGTCGCGCCGCAAATAGCCGCGCATCTGAACTCGACTCCAGGGATGACGGAGGAGCACAAGGCAATCGTCCAGAGCGCAGTTAGCACTGCGGTCGCAGCCCACAACGCCGCGAATTGAGGAGAAAAGTGCCCAAAAAGAAGAGCTTTCCATTTCAGAAAAAAGGAAAAAAGAAACAGAAACCAGTCGGGCGCGTCGCTCATGGAAAAGATGGGGATCATCTCCCACCTTACGGCATCGCGGCCGACATGAAGCATAGTCCCAATTACTAATCACGAGGGCCGCGAGCTGTGGCGCGCGTCAGTCGTTGCCTCCTGACTTCGACTAACTCCGTCGGGATCAGCTCTAAAGCCCTCTACCAATTTTCATGTACTCTAGGGTCGTTTCCCGAATGAACAAAGAGCTAACTGACTTTAGTCAGCAAGTACCACTTGCTTTGACTGACATAGTTAGTTCTGAAGTTCGTCTTCGAGAGATGTACATTATCAATAACAATCCTAGTCAATCTTCAAAAGTTACAGTTCAAGATAAAGATCTTGTCCCAACAATTTTAGTTTCCAAAACCTTAATTCCAGAGGCATCAATAGCTATCGACTCTGAAGCTGGAATTCCAATGATCGGCGGAATTTCAATAGCCGCGACGGTTCAAGGAGTTTCAATCAAAGGAAACTACGAGGCTCCGTAATGCTCATAGTTCATGAGCCTGTAAAGAAAGATGATCGAAATTCGGTCGTTCAGTTTCTCGATCGACATTTCGGTTGTATCTTGATCTCGGCAACTTTGGTTCTGATTCACTATTTGAGGTAATTATGAGTCAAGATGTTCTATTAGAGGGTCAAGTAGGACCGCAAATTGCTTCTGACGGAAGTCATAATACTCCAAGGATGGGTAGGACGAGTGAGTGGTGTGTTGCAGACGCTCATGCCCGATATCAAGAGGCGGTTTCTCGTGGCAATGTCTTCACGGCCGCGTCACAAGCTGCTTTGACTCTTGGCGCGGGCCTTTCTGCAACCTCAGTCTGGACCCTCTACAATCCCATCGGTTCTAAAGTCAATCTTGTTCTCATCGACTTTGTTTTTGCCTTCTCTGCTCCTCCTGCTGCGGCGGCCGTTGTTTTCCTCGCGGTCCCTGGAACTTCCGGACAAGCTGCTCCAACTGGACTAACTCAATTGTCAACTCCTTGGCCTAACTCTTTAATTGGTTCCAACTACGCAAATAGTGCGGCCAAAGTTTATACGGCCGCGACGCTTGCGGCAGTTCCGATAGTCGGGCGTATCTTAGGATCAGTTGTTGCCGCTTCCTCTATTACTCCTCCAACTTTGAGGGACGAAATAGCAGGAGCGCTTTTGATCTATCCCGGTGGTCACGTTACTCTTCAAGCATCGGCCGCGGCTGCTGGTTTTGCGTCAATGACTTGGGAGGAAGTAAACCCTTGATTACTTTGACGGCTCCTTGGTTGTCGACGACTGATCTCGGTGGTGTCTCTGGGATTTCTTACGACACTTTTGAGGTAATCTCTTTAACTTTTGATCTCGTCAATAAAATCATCACAGGGATTTGTCAACTTATCTCGAAAGCCGCACCAATGTCTCCGGCAATTCTCGGGAATTTAACCATCAACAATAACACGATAACGGTATCTTTTCCTGGAGCAGACATCAATACATCGATCAATTTGAATGTTGCTCAACAAGCCGCTCTTTCTTTAGGTTGTGCGAATGCTCAGAACAATACTGAGACGGCAATCGTGAATATTGGCGCGGTAATCGGAGTTCAAACACTAGGTTTATAAAAGGAATTAATGACTCCGACTTTGATTCAGAAAGTCTGGAAACCGCATCCTAAACAGGAGCTATTCAGCTCTCTCCCTGATTCTATCTTTGAAGCGATGTACGGAGGTGCGGCCGGTGGAGGAAAATCAGACGAACTCGTCATGCTTCCCGTTGTTAGGGGATTCCACAAAGAGCCGTACTTTAAAGGAATCATCTTTCGTCGTACTTACCCCGAACTCGAATCTGAAATTATCCTTCGATCAAAGGACTGGTATCCTCATTTTGGAGGTACCTACAACGAGGAGCGTCGTCGCTGGAACTTTTCTTCAGGAGCAATCATCCAATTCGGACATTGTGAGCACGAAAACGATATCCGGAAATACGATACGAGTGAGTATCAATATGGTGCGTTTGATGAACTCACTTCGTTTACCGAGTTCCAATACACCTACTTCGTTCACTCAAGGATGCGATCAAAAGTATCTTCCAACATACCTGTTATAGTCCGTTCTGGAACTAACCCAGGAAATATTGGTCATAAGTGGGTTAGATCTCGATTTGTTTCTCCTGCTCCTTGGGGAACGATAATTCGCGACAAGATAACAACTCTAAAGCGAATCTTCATTCAATGCCTCGCGACGGACAATCCTTATATCGACAAGAACTATATCAACCGTCTGATGGGCCTTCCTGAAGCTGAGAGGCGTGCCAAACTCGACGGCGATTGGTACACTTTTGAAGGTCAAGTTTTTTCAGACTTTAGAGAGAATCACATCCCAGGAGAACCAGAAAATGCAATCCACGTCATCGAACCATTCGACATCCCGCAGTGGTGGCTTAGAATCCTTGCAATTGATTGGGGGACTCGCGCTTTTACTGTTGCTCTCTGGGGTGCTCTATCCCCTGAGGATCGTCTCTATATTTATCAAGAGTATGCTCAAAAGGGGCGCCGTGTGGTCGAATGGGCTTCTGAGATTGGTGCTCTCTCGCAGGGCGAGTCTTATCGAAAAGTGTCCCTATGTCGGTCGGCATGGCAAGATCGAGGAGAAGATGAGCTTGTCATAGCCGAGAAGTTCAAGAAGTATTCCGGCATTGAAGCGAGTCAAGCTCAGAACGATCGAATTCAGGGAAAGATTACTCTTGAAGAATTCATTCGCTGGGCGCCCAAGCCGAAGTCAATAATTCCCAAATCCGAGTACGATCCCGAAGAAGCCGCTCGAATAATGCGTCAACAGGGCTTCGAGGTTTACAAAGCTTATCTAAAGTCTTTCGAGCCGGAGGAACCTGAAGCTAATCTTCCAAAACTTCAGATACTTCGGGGGCGCGCCCCAGTTCTAGTCGAGACAATTCCACTTTGTATCTACGGTCCCAATAACTCTCGAACTAACAAACTCTCAGAAGACGTTCAAGAATTCGACGGAGACGATCCCTATGACTGTGTTCGTTACCTAGTAATGGACGCGGATGATTTACTCGGCGAACTGAGAAGTGGTAACGATCGACGTTCTAAAATCGCCGAAGCAGTCAGAGCTGTTGAAACAAATGGAGATCAGACAACTTACTACCGTCAAATGGAACGTCTTGAGTCTGAACAAAGAAAGACTTCTTTCGCGGTAAAACGTTTTCATCGTGGGAGAATTCGATGATAAGCTTTCTCATCAAAGCTCTCGGCGGAATTACTCTTGCGGAGTATAACAAGAGCTTGCAGTCTACTCAAAAAGCATTTACTGAACAGATGAGTAAAGTCATGGAATCAACTCAAATGATCCTCTCAGCAAAGATTGCCGAAGCCGAATCTCTCAAGTCTCAATTGCAGGACTACAAGGAAGATCGAAAGTTTTATCAGGACAAGCTCTTTCCTGAACCCGAAAAGCAAGCTCCTCAAGACGATAGAGAATTAAAACCTCTACCGTTTACTCGAATCCCTTGGACTAGAAGAAAGTTCATGTTGGAGAAACAGGATCGATCGCGCCTCGAAGTTAAAACTCAAGTCGATCAGACGGAGAGATCAATTCTCGAAAAGAACAGACGAGTTTCGGAGCAAGAAAATGCCAGCTAAATCCCCTGCTCAATACGGTTTGATGCAAGCGATTGCTCATGGGAAGCGCCCCAAAGGACTTGGAGGTCCATCAAAGGAAGTAGCCAAGGAGTTCATCGATAAGACACCGAAAAAGAAACGAAGCTCATTCGCTAAATCTCTTAATCGGAGACGGTAATGGCTGAGTGGTTAATTGCGACGAGCGCAATACTTGGACAAGTCATTGCTGGGGTGGTTTATTATTCTAAATTAATCTCAACTGTTGCTGTTATCGAAGCCAATCAAAGAGCCGAGCATTTAGCGGCGGAAAAGTTTCAAGCGGATTTAAGAGAAGAAATAAAATATCTAAGAGATTGGAAGCATGATTTTGGACCTTATAAGATGCTAGTCGACGATCATGCCGAAACTCTCAAAGATCACGAAGTCAGACTTCGCGTACTTGAGAAAGAAAGGAAGTAAAACATGCTACCACCTCCTGTTACCGGTCTAGTCGCCCGTTATTTTGGAGCCCCTGGAGGCACGACTGCAAGAAACTACTGGGTCCAAGCAATTTACGCCGATGGAGATAGAAGCGTTTTCGCTGGTCCCGTTCTCGTATCCAATACTCCGGCAGGATTGGGAGGCGGTTTTCCCGCTCAATCGGGCGCGCCCAATGCGGTCGGAAACTTCGTTGCTCTCTCATGGAATCCCGCTCCGGGAGCCGTTGCTTATGACGTCGTTTGTACGGGCGCGTCGACGGCTTACCCTTCGGGATCAAACGCTGCGATTGGTCTTGTTGTAGGAATTTCGCAAAACAATTACATTGACACGACCGTCGGAGCGTATGCCGCATACACACCAGTTCAGAGAAACTTCGTCAACGTTGCGGTCATGCGTTATGACTTCTCCGTTGACGGGGGCGCTTCTGTAACGCCGTCAGTCTCTGACGTTATCCCGATCAATGCACTTCTAATCGGGGCAACTGTCAATACGACTGCGGCCGTTACAGCAGCCGGCGCGGCAACTGTCGCGATTGGAACGACGGCTGGATCGGCCGGCAATTCGATCTTAACCGCGACGGGCAAAGCAACTTTCGTCGTTGCGACTCCGTTTAACGGAACCGTAACTTTGGCCGCGCCTGTCAAGATGACGGCCACCGGACAGATCAACATAACTGTCGCGACTGGGCCGTTGACCGCTGGCGCCTTCGAGGTGTACGTTTACTACGTTCTCGGAACTGCTTAGTCGCGTAAGTGGTTCTTGAGGGGGGGCGGGCTTCCTTTGGGGGAGCTAGGGAGGCCCGCTTTTGAAATATGAAATTAACTCCTAGAGAGCTAGAATTAGCCGAGATGATATCAAAAGGAATGCTCAATAAAGAAATCGCCGAGGAACTGTCTTTATCTTTAAAAACTGTTAAGTGTTACACTTCTCGGCTTTTCAAGAAGACTGGGGCGCGAAATAGAACGACCCTAGCATCGATGTATATCAATAGGAAGTCTCTAGAATACGAAGAGGAATTAACTCTTGCCTGACTACGGAAAGAATAACGAGAATCTTCCAGATGATCTCGTAGTGTGTCTCAAAGAACTCGTAGATGATTACGAGAAAGAAGACGCATGGGTCCGTAAACAGCAGATCAAACTCTGGAAGAAGAATGACGAGTTTTGGCATGGGATTCAATTCATCTTTTGGTCTGAATCGAGGCAAGATTGGATTTCTCCGACTGATACTCGATGGTTCCAGCAAGAAGAAGGTCGAGAAGAAGCGGAAGGACCGTTCTATGATTTCGTCGCGAACATTTACCGCGCTCATGGGGAGGCTATTATCGCGGCCCTCTCCTCTCAGATTCCAGCGGTTCGCTTCCCTCCGGACGATGCTGACGATGAGGACGATATATCGACATCCCAAGTTTACGCAAAGATATCGGACCTGATTCAGCGCCATAACAAATTTAAGATTGTATTTCTCAGGGCTTTGTTCACGATGTGGAATCAGGGCGTTGTCGGTGCCTATCACGCTTCTCGTACCGACAAAAGTTTTGGAGAAGTTAATATTCCGAATTACAGAACCGCGCTGACTTGTCCCAATTGCGAAACCGAAAAACCCATTGATGAGGAAGAAGAATATCAAGGCGAACCCTGTCCGACATGCGGTGGACCCCTTCAATTCATCCCAGTTCTAGACGGTTTCGATCATAGCCCCAAGTCAAGAGTAATGATCGAGTGCTTTAGTCCCCTTTTCTTTAAAGTCTCTTATCAAGTTGCAAGTCAAAAAGAAACTCCTTATTTAGTCCTCAATCAAGATCGTCATAAAGCTTTTCTCAAACATATTTTTCCACATTGCGCCGATGCCATCGATGAAGATAAAGGAGAACAGGGCCTCTACGAAAGAATGGCACGTACGCCTTCTTCTTACTCAAGCTACAATACAATAGACGAGAATCGCGAGCTAATGACTCATAAAAGAGCTTGGCTCCGATATTGGGCGTTTGAAAAACTTGGTGAGACAAAAAAAGAAGAGAAAAAGAAGCTTCAAAAGTTGTTCCCCAATGGAGTTAGAGTTGAATTTGTTGGGACCAAATATGCTTGTTCTCGCGATGAAGATGTGGATAAGCACTGGACAATTGGTCAGTGCGGCCTTTCCCAATTCATTCATTGCGACCCGATGGGTCAGAGTTTAATTCCAATTCAGGAAATCACGAATGTCAACCTCAATCTTACCCAAGAAACCATCGAGCATGGTATCCCAAGTGGATTCGCTGACCCAGGAGTTCTGGATTTTGAGGTCTATTCTCGTCATGAAGCTCGACCGGGGATCATTTACCCTGCTCGGCCACGAACGGGACAGAGACTCGCTGATGCTTTCTACGAAGGATCTAGAGCAACGCTGTCGCGAGAAGTGGCGGGATTTGCGAAACAACTCGAACAATTGGGACAATTTGTTACTGGAAGTTTCCCTTCAATTTATGGTGGAGCAGCTGAGGGCAAATCTCGCACAGCTTCGGAATATAACATGAGTCGTCAAATGGCCTTGCAAAGACTCACAATTGCATGGTCATTGATTACCGATTGGACGGCTCGGATGCTCGAAAAATGCGTTCATTTGTTCGTTGAGAACATGATTGAAGATGAACGCTACGTCACAAAGAACGATGACGGCGATTATATCAACGTTTGGATCAAGCGCGCCGAGCTTAGTGGTCATGTTGGAGAAGTTGAGAGTGAAGGATCTGAGTCTTTTCCGCTAAGTCAACCTCAAAAGCAAGCTCTGTTGATGAAACTTATCGAGATGAACAACGAATTCCTCAATCAAGCTCTCTATTTACCTCAGAATCGCAAACTTCTACGAGATTATCTCTCAAATCCAGACTTTACTATCCCTGGAGACGATCAAAGAGCCAAGCAATCCAGAGAGATTCGGGAGCTTGTTCGAGGAGAAATGGTCAACGTCGATCAATTGGTCGACGAACATCCCGTTCACATTCAGGTTTTGCGCGCGTTTATGGTCGGCGGACCCGGTTTGGAGCTTCAAAAATCGAATCCTCTTGCTTATGCTAGACTAGCTCAGCACTTACAACAGCACATTCAAGCGATGGCTCCGCCTCCTCAAGCTCCTGGACAAGCTCCAGGTCAAGCTAAACCGGGCGTGCCACCTCCTAAGATGTTACCGGGCGGCCCTCCACAGAGAGTTAATGGAGCCGCACAGCAAGGAGCAATGTAATGCATCGAAGTTTTAAAGTAACTTTACCGGCAGATACAACGGCGCGCTCCCTTTACGATGCAATGACGGGAGCCAATGGTGCGACGGCGATAACTGGCGCTAAACCAACAGATGGAATCTTGCCAGACCGTTGCTGTTTTCTGAAAATTACGTCTGATACAGCGAATGCGGCGAATACTTTGACAGTCGCGGACTTAAACGTCGCAAATACCTCTGGACGTCCCTTAACTGGCGGTGATACTTACGAAGTCGGACCGTCGATGCGGAATTCGATCTGTTTGAGGGACTATAAACTGGTTCCTCAAGTGAATTCGATGGTCTACGAACTCGATTTGGAGTATGTATAAATGAAACCAGCGTTAATTTTGGGGCTTTCCTGCGTAACATTAGCAGCTTTGCTTGTCTTTACGGGGAAAGAGTCGCCCGCGCAGCCACCGAATCCGACTATCTTGAGTGCGTCGCCGTTATCTGGGCCTTGTCCGCCGAGAAGGTTCAATGTCGCAACAGGATCAACATCGATAAAATTCTGTGATCCCTTTGCGAATGCTTGGACATCGATAGCTTCCGGATCTGGATCAACAGTTGGAGTTTTTGCCTCAGTTTTCATCGCAACTAGTCAAGCGAATGCGTCAATTTGCGGTGGATCTTTTGGCGCTTATACTACTTTTGCAGATTTGACTACTCCGGATACGATAACCTATTCATTGGGGAGTATCTCAAATGTCATTATTCAATATTCATCTCAATGGGCAGCGGCTGGAGGGCCTTTTACATTAGCTCATCAAGCTGTAATCGATACAGTAGCGGATTCCCATCAACAAGCTCAGTCTTTTGGTAGTGGTTTTGTTGGAAATGGTAACTTTCAATGGAGAATTGCTTCTCAAGCTGCTGGATCTCATACAGTCGACATTCAACACTGCTCAACTGGTAACACTCTTACGGCATCGAATCGTTTGCTCGAAATTTTAGTTTCCAATTAGGAGAAAAGCATGAAAAAGTTAGTTATTTTGCTATTTTTGCTAGCGACTTCTGCTCTCGCTCAGCATTCTATATCAATTTCTTGGGTTAACCCCCCTGCCAATGCTGTCACTGGGATTACATACAACGTCTATAGAGCAGTGGGATCTTGCGTTACGGCTCCGTTCACGAAAGTCGCGTCGGCAATCACGACTATTAATTTCACAGACTCAACGGTCGTACTCGGTCAATTATATTGCTACTATGTGACGTCGATCAATAATTCAGTGGAATCAATTGCTTCCCCACCGACTCAAATTTCGATTCAAACGACTATTGTAATTCCACCAGTTACGATTACGGTGACAGCGGCTTCATGAAGTTTTTCATGATGTCAAAGTGCGGAGAAGGCTGCGGCTTGCTTGAGAAGATCAGGCAAGAGGGGAACTCTGTCCGTCTTTACATCAGTGAGAAAGACTATTACTCCGTTTACGATGGAATAATCGAAAAAGAAAAGACTTGCAGTCCTGATAAAGATGAAATTGTCATCTTCGATTCTTCTTCTTTCGGTTATGAAGCTGATCTCTACCGAAAACATGGTGTCCATGTTTTCGGTGCTAGTGAATTCCATGATAAGCTCGAAAATTCTCGGAACTTTGGTCTTGAGTTCATGCAGGATTGCGGTATCGACATTCCGGATACTTATGAATTCAAGAAGAAAGAGTTCAGCAAAGCCTATGACTTCCTAAACCATTCGCGGGATGAAAGGTTTGTGTTCAAACCCTCGGGGGACTTACCCTCAAGGCTCACTTATGTCGGAGAAGATTCGCGAGAGTTAATCGGCTACATCAAGTGGGTCGAGATGTACTTCAAAGAAGAGATCAAAGATTTTATACTTCAAAGATTCGTCGAGGGTAGTATTGTCTCAAGTGAATTCTGGTGCGGCCCCAATGGTTTTGTAACGCCCGCGAATCAAACAGTTGAAGTCAAGAAATTCATGAACGACGATCTTGGTCAATCAACTGGTTGTCAAGGGAATCTAGTTTGGCGCTGTGATGATTCTAAAGTTCTCGAAAGAGGTATTCGACGTGCGGAAAAGAAACTGGTCGAGAATGGATTCGTTGGCGCTATCGATCTCAACACAATTGTTAATGAGGACGGAGTTTTTGGGCTTGAGTGGACTCCAAGATTTGGACTCGACGCAATGCCGACTTTTTTGCAACTTTTGAAGCAAGACGTTGGTCAATTGATTTCGGATATTGTCAAGGGTCAAACTAAAGAGATGAAAGTTTCAGGAGATTTTGCTTCGGGAGTTCGAGTTTCTATTCCACCATATCCTCTTGAGCCGCCGTCAATTAAAGATGTCAAGAAATCTAGTCCCAACTATGGAATTCCACTAGATTTCCCCGAGAGATTTGAGAAGAATTACTATTTCTACGAAGTCATGACTTGTGGTGATCAGTTAGTTCACAGTGACGGTACCGGAGTGATCGCGGTCGTTTCCTTTGCAGACTCTGACTGCAAAGAATCTATCGAAAAATGTTACAAAGCGATCGAGGAGATTTGCATTCCGGACATGCAATACAGGACCGATTTGGGTGACGTACTACCTAAAATGTACGATGATGTCAGGGAGGAAGAATTATGTCTAGCTTAAAGAATTTTGCCTTAAAAAGCGTCTTGAGAAGTCCGGATAGCCTGGACGGGTCAACTGGTCTCTCTGAAGATCTTGCTTTACTCAATGAGGAGATTCCACCTAAAGAAGACGAACCCAAAGAAGACGAGCATGAAGAAACGGACGAGGAACGCGAAACTCGTGAAGAGGCGGAAAGGTTAGAGGAAGAAGAGGAGGGTAAAGGAGAACCTACAAAGGAACTAGCTCCTCACGAAAGACCAACTTTCACGGACCTCAAGAAATACGATGACAAACTCTTCGACAAGTTCCCCGGTCTAAAAGATGTCATCTTCCGTGAAAAGGCTTATACGGAACTTTTCACGAACATCGACGACGCCAAGACCGCTCTTGAGAGTGCTCAAGCTCTGGATTCTGCGAAGTCGAGCATCTTTGAGGGTGACGGTACGGCGTTCTTGTCTTCCATCAAAGAGACCGATCCAAAAGCTCTAATCCGTTTTTCGGAACGCATCTTGCCGGCGTTGTTTAAAGTCGATCAAGACGCTCATTGGGCGGCCGCCAACCCAATTCTTGAATCAATGGTGCGTGGCCTTTACGAGTCGGCGAAAGACGACAAAACGAAAGACGCCGCGAAATTGTTCGCCGAGTACTGCTTCGGAGAGCAAGCTCAGGACATTCTCGACAAGAAAAAGACATTCATCCCAACCCTCCAAACGGAAGAGAAGAAAGATCCAGAGCGAGAGAAGTTCTACAAAGAACGTTACGAAGCGTTCGATAGCGACATCCGTACAATGGCCTTCAATGGCTTGTCCTCAATGATTACAGCGAAGGACAAGAACGGAAAAGACCGCCTCGATCCAGATGAGATTTTCTCTCCTTGGATGAGAAAGACTTTGATCGAGAAAATTTCGCAAGACGTCCAATCTCAAATGAGTGCGGACAAGGACCACATGAAGTACATGGATGGTCTATGGGAGAAGGCGAAAAAGAGTAGCTATACGGCTGAGTGGAAGACCAGAATAATCTCCGCGTTCCTGGCACGCGCCCGTCAGCTAGTAACAGCTTCTCGCTCCCGTTTAGTATCGGAAGCTCTTGGAACGGAGTCCAAAAGATCCGGTAGAACAAGGGAAGTAGCTGAGAGGACCCGACGTCCTGAAGGTGGAGGAGGAGGCGCGCCCGCGAAGAGAACCGGAACTTTCGATTCTTCGCGGAAAGTTGATTACTCCAAGACATCGGACGAGGATCTGATCAACGATAACATCACTTATCGGAGCTGAAAATGGCCGGCAACGAGTCTCAAGTCGTAGGCGCGGAACTTGAGCGCGTCCTACCCAAAGTTCCGGCGCTTTTCGATCGAGACGACGTTTTCTACTCGACGATTGAGAAGCGCCCTGTTGAAGTCATCTCATCTCGGGACATGAGAGTTCCTCTCGAAATGCGTCCTGGTGGGAAAACTGGTTACTACAACCCGGACGGCGCGGACATGGGCCGTGGCGATATGCCGACCTTTGACAAGGCTATCGTCAATTCCGTGCATTTGAAGCACGCGGTTGAGTTCACCACGAAAACAATGTGGGCGACGGACAATAACCGAAAAGCGGTTATCAATGCTTTCCGTCACAACCTATCGACTGCAATGAAGGAGTTTCGGCGTCAAGTCGATTCGCAGTGCATGACGGACGGTACTGGAACTCTAGGAACAATCACTTCCGTCTCGACCGCCGGCGGCGTCGATACCTATACACTGACGACCGATGGATTCGGGGCGCGCCTCATTCGATTCGGCCAGAATCTGAACGTCTTTAATTCGACCCTGACGACTTGCAGAACTGGCGGCGGTTTGCAGAACGAGACGACCGTCACTTTGTACGATCTCGCCAATAAGACGATCAACGTTACTCCATCCGTTGCGGGCGCCACTGGTGGCGATCTTATCGTGATGTCGGGTCTTCAGTCAACTCCCCCGATTGGAATGTTGGGCGTGAAGTATCACGATTCCAACGCGTCGACCGGGACTTGGCTCGGATTCGATCGTTCACAGAATCCCGAGATTCGGGCAAATAGAGTCAACGGAAATGCTTCGGCTCTCACTTTGCCACTGCCTCGACTCGCCATCAACAAGATCGGCGACCGTGTCGGTATCAAGCAGCGCAACAAAACGACTGCTTGGACTCATCCGGCTCAACAGCAAGCCTATGAGGAACTCGGCTTCAACGTCATTCGTATCGACAAAGCGGCGAAGGAAGAGGGGCTCGATCTTTACTTCAACGATAACATGAGAATCGCTGGGGCGCCCCTCAAAACCAGCTATTCCTGGGATCGGACCAGAATCGACTTCATCGATACCGATGTTTACGGCCGCGCCGAACTTCATCCTCCCGGATTCTACCAGAACCCCGATAACAACCAGAGGGTCTGGGAAATTCGCGGACAGACCGGAGGCGTTGCGACGTCGTGGATCTTCTACATCGTCGCGAGCTTCAATTTGTTCATGAACAATCCGGCGGCCGCGGCGTTTATCGACAATCTCGCTGTCCCGGCTGGTTACTAACTTTCTTCTCCTTGGGGGAGGAGTGAGTTCCTCCCCCGAATTTTTCTTAGCTACATATTATGATAATTAATGATGAATTAATTTGCGATTGGTGCAAGTCGAAGATCTTAGTCGACGGTAAGCATGGCTCTATCATTCCAGTGCAACCTGGAGTGCCTAAAGAGCTAAATCTTTGCGAAGACTGCACCGAGAAGTGGGACAATGAACGCCAATCTCATTCATAAATGGCTAAAAGAGCAGGAAAAGATGCTCAATGGCAAACTGGTCTGGAGGCTGGTTTGGTCCGAAGCTCTCACTGAGAAGAGAACTGGTCAGTTCAACGATTTTTACGGTGACCTATTCATTCGTTCTTTTACTGGAACTAGAGAAGTCCGAAAATACAATTACGTCAAAGACCGTTGGATTCTAGAGAAGTTCTGTCCCGGAAATAATCCTGAAGTTTCCAATGAATCTGGCGGGACTTATGAGCCATTTTTCGTTTTTGAGTCCTGCGACGGCAAATTTCTTCATCCGACTCTTAAAGTAGTTCAATTCATAGTCGATATGGCACGTCAAAGGGTCGTTTCAACTCCGTCGGAAAGAAAAGACATGGTTTCTCGTTCTGAGGATGAAGAAATCAAACAATTTCTTGGGGAACTAGAAGACAAAGGTAGAACGCCAACTGAGTCTTTGTTACATACTCGGGAAGCTGTGTCTTTATATGCTCCTAAAGACCCGAGAATCAGTCAACCTAGTCCAGAAGCTCTGGAACTTTACAGAAAGATAAATGAGGCTCAAAGATAATGGAAGACCATGAGAAGTCATTGCATTGCACAGTAGCGTCGATCATTCCTTGGGACTTGTACGAGGAAAAACCAGGTCTTTATCCTGGAAGATTCAAGATTCCTCAAAGTGACGGCAAGATTCCCAGCGTCATTCACATTTCCAACAAGACGATTCATTACGTCTATCTGGACGAAGCGCGCGGCTCCCTTCAAGCCCGAGATCCTAGCGACGAAGTTGCCGCGTCGATCGTTCGAGACTACATCAATTCTCAACTCGTGATCGGCGAAACGGCGCGCCCCGGTCTTTTCTGGCTCCCTGGTTATCTGGAAGCTATGGAATTGGTTGAAAAGCATCCAAATCTTGTCAAGACCAATCAAACCCTTCAAAACAACTGGTTCCTGAATCTCTGCCGTCTTGCCGATGACGACTGGACTCGTTATCGAAAGCATACGGTAATTTCCGACTTTCAGAGAGTCGCGGCGAACCAGATCGGTTGGAATCCCGACGAACACGAATGGATGCGCGCGCAAGTGATCGAGCAGAAAGAAACTGAAGTTGGACCTCTCTGCGTCGCCTGCCAATCTCCGGTTACAGCAAAGACGATCATCTGTCCTCAATGTCGCTGCATTCTCTTACCGGAAGAGTACAAGAAGTTGACTTTTGCTAACGTTTAAGGAGTAAAAATGCCTGCTTCTACAGTTGCGATTTCTGTCACGAGCGATAACCAAACATTCATGATTGGTAATATGCTCGCTTGCATTCTCACTGGAACGATCGGAGCGAATCCCTTGACTTATGTGACAGGGGGGATTGTCTGCAATCTCGCGGCCGCTGGTTTGGTGAAAGCTCAAAGACCACCGCAGTTGGTTATCATTCTATCTCCTGCGGGGAATCTCTATGCCTTCGTTCCAGGAACGACGTCGGCAAATGGTCTCCTGAAGATTTTCACCGCTATCAATACGGAACTTGGAAACGGAAATGCCATTCCAGCGGCCAACTCCGGGGAGACTTTGACGTTTTTCTGTCTGTTCTTGGGACAGAACTAGACCATGTCCGTCTCTGCTGAAACGGTATTCGTGACAGCGAGGACGTTGTTGAATGACGACGGGAACTCGCTGTTCACGGATACGGTATTATTTCCGAAGCTAACTCAGGCTCATCGAGAGCTTCAAGCGTATCTTCGCGCGCGTGATGCCCAAGTTATGCGGAATAGCTTTATCGGCGCTGTTGCTGCGAACGCGACGGTTTTGACGGCTAATCCGACTGATTTACTTGAGCCGATAAAGCTTTGGGAGAAAGTTGCCGCAAGCTCCCCAACGACTTACATTGAGATGACAGAGGCGGACCCTATCGATCCAGCTTTACCCGCTGCGACTACGGCTTCTCAATATTGGCAGTGGGCCGACGAGATTTTAACTTTTCGCGCACCCGTTGCCAATGGAATCGACGTAAAGATTCTCTATTGGAGACAAATTCCTCTTCCAGTTCTCAATACGGACTTAATTGGGATTCTTTTTGGAGAACTTTATCTAGCGCCGAGAACGGCCGCACTTCAAGCTTCGTCTATGGGTCAAGATGGTAGTCATCAAATCTGGACGGAGATAGCACTTCAATCGATGGACCAAATAGTTCAAGCCAATAAAGGACGTCTGAATACTCCTGGTCGTCCTTAAATAGGAGTCATAATGGCATTAGCTAACGTTGCTTTAGCGACGGCTCGAACTCATCTTAATGATGAACAAGGCACTAATTGGACTACTCAAAAGTTGATGCCAAAGCTTCAAAGTGCCTACAATGAGATGCTCAATGAACTTGTCAGGAATTCGGTACCAATTATCAATGCGGTCTCGACGATATTAACGGTTCCCGCCAATGCGGTCGACGACAATAATGTGGATCTTTCAACCGTCGCGGGATACCCAACAAATATTTATGAACCTATTTGGATGAAAGAGCGTGCGGTTGGTCAGTTGAATCAAGACTTCGTCGATATGACGAAGGTCGACTTTATTCCTCAAACTCCTCTTGGAGTACAACTCGCTTGGTGGGCTTGGATCGGTGGGACTGTAATGCTTCGAGGAGCTTTGCTTCCAAATCAAATACAGTTCCGTTATCGAAGAATTCTTTCTCCACCGAAGACTGTAAACGACGATTTAGTCGTGACTCTTGCAGAGACTTTTCTCGGACCCGAAACTGCTTATCTCTGCATAGCTTCTTTGCCTAACTTTGACAAAGGAGTTGCCGAAGCTATGAAGGCTCTAGCTGAGAGGAATTTGGACAATATCATCGGTGAAGCGGTTCGAGGTCTTCAAAACTTGCCAGCTAACCGACGCCCTTATCATCGAGGTCGTGGAAGAAGTCGAGCGATTAGAGACTTTTAATGTCTTTTTTGGACGAGTACGAGCCAATTTCGATAAAAGAATTCAGAGGTTTATACTCTAAAGGTCTGTCTGATTCAGTTCCAATAGATCATGGTTCTCTCGTTCAAAACATGGGGACGAATAAGACGAACGATTTCGAGACGCGCCCCGGTACTAAGTTATCGTATAATGTCGGCCATAGCGTAGTTCGCATCTTTGAAGCAGTTTTCATCGCTGGAATTGTTACGACTCAACACGTTTTAACCTGTGACGGAGCGGGTCATATCTATGAAGATGCTGGAACTCTACTCCTTACTGTAGTGAATATGGTCGATTTTTCGGCGATCAATCTTTTCAATCACGTCTTCATTCTTCCAATTTTGAGTTCTGGTTCTAGTTTTCTTTACGTTTGGGACGGAACTAATCCACCAAGACAAGCTGCCGGAAATGCTCCTACTTCTGCGATGACGGTAACTGTCGGTGGAGGAGGTTCTGGTAATATTGACGTTGGAACTCATCAATTTGCGGTCGCTTTCGTAACCAATACAGGATTTACAACTCAACCAGGACCTAAGATCGCCGGAGTCTTTACTCCCGATCCAGGAGTTTTTCCGGATAGTACTCGTAATGTCGTTTTGACTAATGTTCCACTCGGTCCTGCTGGAACGACTCAAAGAGTTATTTTGGCGACTAAAGCCAATCTCTTGGTTTACTACTTCGTCCCCAATGGAACTATTAACGATAACGTTACGACGACCATAACTCTCAACTTCTTCGATACTGCCCTAGCAGTTGACGCTAGTGATTTATTTAATTTGAAAGAGTCAGTCCCGGCATCAGTTGCGGGAGTTGGAGGAGGGGGGCTTGCAATTTATCATGGCCGTTTAGTTGTTTTGGATGGAACTTCGACGGACCCACCGTTATTATCTTATTCTGGACAAGCTGAAGCTTTTAGCAATGTCACTGGATTTCTAAACGTTCTTGCTCCGGATCAGTCTGTCTCTGCCTTTGAGTATTACGGGACTTTATACATCTGTGGAAACGCGGGTATTCAATCGACGGCCGACAATGGAAACGAGCCAAGTTCGTGGCCCGTCAATTTGATTGATACCGGAGTCGCGTTCAATCATGGGAGCATAACCAATACACTATCTCAAAAACCTAACGGCCCTTTGAGTGCCAATATCTTAGGAATTACCCGAGAAGGTCTTTATATCTTCAATGGAACAGTTCAAAGACCCCCGTTGTCCGCTAAAATTCAAAAAACTTGGGATAGATTCACTCATGGCGCGGATCATACTCCTCAATTATGCGTTGATGTTTCAAGAGATATAATCTATATTTTACTCCCCGTTGATGGTAGTGTGACGCCAAATCTCTTACTTGCTTGCGATTTTACCGAAGGTCTAACTGCTGAAGCTGTAACTTGGTCGGTCTTTTCGTTCCCTTATACTCCCCAAGCTATCGCGATGGTTTTCATCGCAGATGGAGATGACTTCGACTATTGGTTACGAATCGGTAAATCAACTGGAGTCGATAAACTCACAACTGCCGTAACTGATGATTCAGGGACGGCAATAACTTCAATTTATCAGACTTTCCTAGCTACTCCGGCAATGGGAGCTCTGAATATTTTCAGACATCTTCGCTTCAGAGCTGTTGGAACTGGGACGATGTTGCTTCGTTTAGCCGATGAGGATGATGGAAACGTTCAAAATCCTCCGTCAATAACTTTATCTACTACTCCTTCAAAAGACTTTGATCGACAGATCAATTATACGTCCGAGAAGATGTCAGTACAAGTCAAGACCGTAGGTGGAACGATGAAACTTAAGAGAATCGACATCTTTTGCAAGGAACGTTGGAAGATCAGACCAGGTTAGAAAATGCCAATCGCAGGGATCAAGTTTCTCTATAATGAGATCAGAGAGTATGCTGATCCTAAGTTGAACTATCCCTTCAAGATCATCAGCCGCACTTTCGACGCTCTAGATAACTCACTAAAAAACCTTTACAACGCTCAACAGGTCGTAGCGTCGAATCAAAATTCATTTAGAGCGACTTTTTTCTTCTCTTCTTTGACGGCATCGCTCTCTTCAAGCCATATCAATATTCCTGATGGGATCAATGATTACGCGCCCCAAAGTATAATTGTCAATGGAACCGCGCCAACGGCAAATGCCCTTTTTGATGTTCAAACTTCTCCGGACGACGTAGTCTGGACTTCAATATTGCAGAGTCCATTGATTTTGCCGGCAGCGAAGATTTTTAGTTCACCAGTTAAAGTTTTCTCTGGAACTAAACTTTTGAGGAAACATTGGTTGCGCGCGCTTGTTCTCCCAACGAGCGATTTAACCGCAACGAACGTCAATATTGAGTTAGACATAATCAACGCATGAGTACTACTTTTTACGACAATTCGGCGGACGTTGTAGTTGGGACTAATCTTTTCGACGCCGCTGGAAATTTCTGTACTCTTGCAGATTCTTTCTCGACTCCTGCTGGAACTCTATGGACGATAACAACTCTTCAATTGAAACTTCAAAGAACTGCCGGAGCAGGCACTTCAAAGATAAATGTGGATGTTTATTTAGACAATGGAGCTTCAAATCCTGGTTCTCTCTATCAAAATCTTGCGACTAATTTCTCAATCGTCTTTCCTGACGGAGCTTCTCATCTAATTACTGTCACTTTGGGAACTCCACTGCCTTTAGGTGCTTTGACTCGATATTGGATTGCAGTCTCTGACCCAACAAATACAGGAGCAGGGGGACTTGCTTGGAATACCGCTAATTTAGCTGGCGGTGACGTTGGGACTGCAAATGAATCAAATGCTGGTCTCCCTGCTGCTAGTGCTTTCTGTGCTTTTGTATCTCTCAATAACGCTTCTGCTCCGTTCATAATGAAACTAACTGGGGATGTTTTCTCTTTCGGTGGAGGCGGATCTTCTCCGGTAGCGATTGGAGTTTGGGGACGCTGATGATTCGAAATTTGTTAGTTTCGGATTTGATGAAAATCGAGAGTATGCATCACAACGATTTTCCTCTACCCGAAATTAATGATCCATCTTACATCGTTCAAAGGGCATTAGTATCAAATGAAGAAGTCATTGGTGCGGCTTTTGCGAGATTAACTTCTGAGTTGGTCTTAATTTTGGACCCAAAGCTTTCTCAATTCTCAAAAGCGAAAATCTGGAGAGAAGTAGTTGGAGATATGATGCGGGAATTGTTGAGACAGAATATTAGATCCGCTCATATTTTCGTAACTCCTGAATCGGACCAACAATATGCCAAGTTACTTGAAGATCATCTTGGGTTTGTGCGCGCGACCGGCATTCCTCTGTATATCGAGGTGAAATAATGGCTAAAACTCAAACTAAAGACGCTACTAATAAGTCGAACGCAATTTATAACCAAGCCCAGAATCAACTAGCTCCTGTTATTTCGGGTCTTCAATCTTCACAAGATTCGACTCGGGATTGGCAAGCTGGCGTCGGTGCGTCTGCTCGTGGCGCGTTTCAGAATCTCCAAGATACTGGAGGTTATGATCCAACTCAATTATCGAAAATCACCGGAGGTTTTGGTAATTTTGCCGATACTGGTGGCTTTGATGACGCGAGTAAAGCCGCATACCTTAATCAAGCTACTTCAGGGGTTACTGGGACCTATGATGTCCTCGCTCAACAAGCTCAAAGGAACAGAGCCGCGACTGGAGGTTATGGAGCGGGTGGTGATATTTCTCAACTAGCTCGTCAATCCTCTGAAGCTCAAGCTCAAGCTACCAATAATGCAATGGTTGGACTCAATACTCAGATCAATCAAAACAAACTTGCGGGTCTTGGTGGCTTACAGACAACTGAAGCTTCCGTCGCGGGCGGTAAAGAAGCGGGCGCGGCCGGAATGGCAGGATTATTCAATACTGCAACTAATCAATTGACTCAAGAAGGTCAACAATTACTTCAAGCTATGGGTCTTCAATTCGGAACTCAAGCTGAAGCCATCCAATTCTTGCAGCAATTGTCTAAGAATCCTGGAGTTTTCGGAAATATCATGCAAGGTCTTGGAACGGTCGCTGGAGATGTTAAATATACGAGCGGTGGATTAACTGTATGACACCTCAACCTGATTTCTCAGAGATTTTGAGACGGAAACGTCTCGAAGAATTACAGAATCAACAGGGTACTGCTAATACAGTAGTCGCTGACGAGCCGCAGCCTCAAGTTACGCAGGCTCAGCCGTCTTTAAATGAAGGAGTTTTGCCATTTCAAGCCCCATTGCCTCCAAGCGCGCGACAATTGTATGAACAAGAGATAGCAAAAGAACCCAAGTTGTCCGACTACCATCCTACTCGATTGAGACAAGCAATGTCCGTAATTGGCGGGATTTTGGGCGGTATTGGGACGAAAAGTGTAGGATCTGGAATTGCAATCGGAAAAGATATCAAGTATGCTCCATTCAAAAGAAAAGAACAGGAATTTCAACAAGGATTAGCTCAAAAGAAGTCTGCGATGGAATCCGAAGAAGCTGGTCAGTCTCAAGAAGTTAAACTTGGAGAAGAAGTGGCGAAAACTGGAGCCGAAAAATCCAGAGCGGGCGCCGAAGAAGAACGTCGAAAGCAACTTCTTGGAGAAGAACAATCTCTAATCCCTGGAACTCCGGAGCATAAAGGGACTATAGAGATTGAACAAGCCAAGCACGAAGGATCTTTGGATAAAGAGCTTCGTACTTTGACTCTAAAAGATGGTACCGTCATTAAGGGCGCGACTATGTATCGCACTGACGACGGAAATCTTCATTACAAAGCTCCAGATAATCGAATCATCTCTCAAAGTGCCATTCAAAGTGTCGAAAAAGAAGCGACGAGTTCAATGGATAAAGTCTCGAATGCTTTTCAAGCGGAATACAATCAATATTTGAAAGACAATAACTATCAAACTCCTCCATCGGAGTGGGTCGAGGCTACTCTTAATCGAATCGCGGCATCTCAAGGATTGCTTCAAGAAAGAGCCGCGTCGACTGAACAGAAAAAAGCCGGCACAGTTTTAACAAAGAAAAGAGCCGAAGACGCAACTGATGTCGAAATTCAACAAGCGAAAGATTTTCTTGAAAAACATCCGGAACAGTATGGAAATTACGTAAAGCAATTTTCTGACATCAAAAGAAGAAGCATTCTCGCGGCCGTTCCTCCAATTGCTCTGGTTGGAGGTCAAGAACAAACTAGAGTCGCGAATGCTCATACTGCTCTTTTACATGCTCGGAGTGTTCGAGATCTGATTGAAGACCCATTTATCAAAAAGAATATGGGACCGATTTTGGGTCGAATTGATCTTGCTAGTTCCACGTTTGGAGGTAATCCAATTGGTTCCACTCCTGAAGAAGCCGAAGCAGAGCAACAATTCCTTAGTTTTTTGACCTCAAATCTTCTTTGGGAGACAACTTCAGGTGTTGGAACCAGACCCGCGCGTCAAACTATCGAATTAATCAAAAGAACTGCGCCAAGAGCTTCTGAATCTTATGAAAGAATCAAAGGGGCGCTCGATGCTCAAGAAAAATCGGCTCAAAACGTGATTGAAGGCATTCTCTACGGAGGAAAGAAACCGGAAGAGAAGAAGAAATCGGATCTTGAGGACTTGAAAGAGGTCCAATAATGACGATTGATGAATTGATCCAGAATGTCGCTCAAAAATACCGAGTAGATCCACAGATGCTCTCAAGATTGGTCCACACTGAATCATCGGGTAATCCCAAAGCTGTCTCCCCAAAAGGTGCTCAAGGATTGATGCAGTTAATGCCCAAGACTGCTAAAGAAATGGGTGTGTCTGATCCTTTTAATCCCGAACAAAACGTCGAGGGAGGAACCAAATATTTAGCTCAACTTATCGATCGCTATGGTGGAGATGTTAAGCTCGCTCTAGCCGCGTATAATGCAGGACCCGATAAAGTCGATCAATACGGCGACGTTCCTCCTTTCGAAGAAACTCAAAAGTACGTCCGAGATATCATGGGAAGCGAAACTGAAAACAAGAAAGGAGTAAGAACTTTCGAGGGAACTTATCAAGGCAAAAAACTAAGGATTCAAGTTCCTGCTGGAATGTCGACCAATAAGGATAGTCTCACTCCTCTTTTTGCGGCCGAATTCAATCGACAGTCGAGTTTTGGCAAAGAAGGAAAGGGAATTGTCAAACCTGTAAAGGGAGATCCTTACGGTTTCGGGAGAGAAACTTTGGGGCGAGTTCCTAGCGCAATCGGCCGCGCATTTAGTCCCTCAACTGCCGTCGGTGGAGATTTCGGAACTGGATTCGGCGGTGGAGATGAAGTCACCCCTGAATCTCTTCGTCGCGGGATGAGTGGAGAAGATATCCCCATCATTGGGAATATTATTCGAGGTTTTAAAGGGGAAACTTCTCCGGATGAAATCGCTGATTTACTCGTCGGTGCGGGTCAAGCGGGTGTGTCTGGAGGACTTCGATCAAGTATTGCGACTCCAGAAAATGCTGCTAGATTAGGTAATGCAATACAGGGGGCGAGGGAAGCTCCTGGATTGTCTAAAACTGGTGCGGCCCTGGGATCTGCTGCGGGGGGCGCGACTGGCGCGGGAGTTGCGAGAACCTTAGGAGTTCCTTATCAAGTAGGTCTTTATCCTGGAATGGCTGCTGGTGCGGCTATGGGTGGTCGGGCACTCCCAATGATTAGGGGATTTAGACAAGGATTACAGGAACCTTACACTATTCCCGCAGAAAGACCTGTCTATAATCCAGAGTATGCTCCATCGCCTACGGCTCAGAGTTCAATGCAACCAAGATTGCAAAATACTGTAGACGCAAGAACTCAATCTCCGGCAACTCCGATGCCATCTGCGACAACTCCTGCTCAAAGTGCTGGTTTATTGCCATCTCCATCTAGAGCATTGCCAACTTCAAATGTCATTCAAATGCCACCCGCTCGTCAAGTTCCCATTTATGGAGGAAAACCGGGATTAGCGCGCGAACCGGGTCAAATGTACGTCCCAAGGCAGAGGACTTTGCCATTGTATCAGGAGGGAGCTAATGTTCCTGGAGAAATCCCCGGATTTAGGACTCCGCCATCTGAAACAATGTCTGCTGAGCAGGCTGGTCAGAGATTAGTTCCCAATATTCGACGAGAAAAGATGATCTCTGAAGCTAAGAAAGTCGAACAACCCCAGCCTAAAGCTGATGTTTTAGAGACTACGAAAATTCCTGAAAAGAAGCCTGGGGAACTTAAAGAGATGCCGAAAAAGACGGGACAAGTGATTCTGCCAAGTGCCGTGAAAGATTACGCGCGCGTCCACGGAATTTCAGAGACGGCCGCGGCGAAGTACTTCACTGATTTGGGTTATGAGATCCGGAAGAGGTCTTTGAAGAAGTAAGTCCAAAGCATTCGTAAAATCGTTCCCTCGTAGTTTTGACGTTGTTGTATCTTATTACGAAGAATCGGCCGCACTTGGAGCAAACTCCCTCTGGCTCTTTTGTTTTTATCTTCTGCCCGCATTCACATTCGACGGCGAACATTTTGTCTCCAATTTCGATAAACCCACTTATTTAGGCTTCGATTCTTTTCTAAACCTATTTCTTCCCTAATCCTTTGACGTAAATGCTGAATATTCGATTCATGACAGTTTAGCATTTTGGCAATCGCTCTGATCGATTCCTGTTCAGCAATCATGTCAAGAATTAAAATTTGACGATCGGTGAATTCAGGTTTCTTCATTACCTCTCCTTTCAAAAGTATCGGACCTTTCAAAAGCCTTCATGATCCAATCTTGGATGTCATAAAGACTTTCTTTCATTAAGATTGCATTGTCTATTGACTCTCCAGGATTATGCGCTGATATAAACATCAAATTACACTCTGGAAAGTTGGACATGTCTAACTTTATTAATGTATCGAAATCTATCATGCTTGAATTGAAGATTAAAAGATAATTACCACCCTCTTTGAATTCTAACTTTTTGAGTGCGTCTAGAATTTCTTTTTCTGTTAGTTTTTTGATTCTAGGTCTATTTATTTGAGAAAATACTTGACTGATAACGGAGCAATTAGCTATAGCATTTGAATTAACTGGAATTCCATCCAATGGCACTATTACACCGTTATGATCGTGCTCCATTTTCCGGACCTTATTACTTGTTATCTCAACTTCTGCACAAGCAGGACATTGAAAGCATCTCATATTTCACCTTTGATTTTTTGGTATCGTTCGTAGATTTCTTTTGGCATTCGATACCAAATTCCCTTTTCTGGTCGACCGTTTGCTGATCTTTTTCTAAACGGCTCGTCGATCGCTTCTCTTTGAACTAGGGTATCAATGACTCGATCTAATTGAATTGGTTCACAATTGAGTTTTCTCATTAAATAAACACGTTGAACTTCATGATCTGGATGATCAATAAGAATTTTGAGGACTTGAGAGACAAGAGGAGATACTTCAGAATGACCCTGACCCATCGCGACTTTTCGAGTTCCAACTAGACTTTCTTCGCATTTTTTGACCGCTTCTTCGAGTATCGCTGGGTCTTTTATCAATAAATCATTGCTATGAGCTAAAGAAATGAGCATCATGACTTTTAGAACTGAATCTCCAATTCTCTCTAGGGTTCCAGTTCGGTCTTCTGAAGAACTTTCTGAGATTTCATTATACCAGTTATTGTATAAGTGCTTGACTTCTTCAGACATTTCAAAAACGCCGGCTAGATTTATTAGCCTTTTCAAACATTCGGCCAATTCATGTCTTGGAATCAAACCTTGTGGCTCCCACATTAACGAATTATTCGTTCGTCTCTTACTCTCATGAACTATGAATGTCCGAGCTAGAAAGCCCCCCTCAATGTCTTTCATTTTGACTAAATCCTCAAAAAGAACTTCATTTGAGGCACCTAAGATGTTGATACATGGATTTTTGAGCACTTCTCGACCGGATTTTAGACCTTTTCTCCATTCTGGTTCGTGCTGATGAGTATCGTAGAGGTCTGTTAGTGTAGTTAAGGCTTTGTCATCGGAAAGTAAGAAAGAATCTAATTCGGGAGCACATAGAAGAGTTTGAGCTTCAGAGAAAACTTTACCGCTGGGAGTCGTATATTGGGTGCTCAAATCTCTAATGATGTCTGGCAATGAGTTCTGTCCTGAAATTACTCTAGTGCAATCTAGGGAATTGAGAATGCTCTTTGCATAAGAGATAGGGATTCCCTTCCGTAGTCCGGAGCGCGCCGACACCAGTACTACGTAAATATTAGGGTATAAGACGTAGGAAAAACGGTTAAGGAATACGTTTTTCTTGACTATTGATGCTATTGTCGCTAGACCTGCCCAATAAAAGAATCTTTCGGGGGGTTCTAGATTTCTTGTGCTCGACGTTAGTAGCTCTAGCCATGAACTCACCTTTTTCCCTCATGCTGATTAGCAATACTTGTTTCTTCTCTTTCCAATATCCGAGTTTCTTACGAAGTTTAATCAACTTTTTAACGTACACTTCTATAGACTCTCGGATGTTATAGACTTGACACACTGCTCGACGATATTGACAATAGAGAGGGTCATCGAGTCTTTCCCTGTGTCGTTGCTGGACTTGTGCGATCTTCTTGTTTCGATTCTTCTGATAATTCCTTTGCTTCACAGACAGCTTCTCCGAGAACGAGTCCTCCGAATGCGATTGCCCCGGCGTCTCCATAAGCTTCAATTAATCTCCCATCTCGAATTTTGAGTATTATATTGAGTGCATGTTGAATTGTGTGCGAAGCTCTAGCGATAAGCCATTCGTGATCTCTCAATGGCATTTGAACGGTTAGGTTATTGTAACATCCATCTGGATGTTTTTCGACACCTAACTCGAATCGATCGGCCGCGCATGTTAGTCCTCGACTTGGAAGCAGTTCAAATCGAGTATGTTTCGTCCCGGTTGCTCCACTCGTGAATCTGACTTTCTCTCCGCTTTTCATTTCGTTTCTTCCTTTCCCTTGACGGTAGATAAAATACCCTTCATATTCTTCTAATGGCGTTGGATCGTATTCGAGCGGGCAAGCGTAATGAGATAAAAGATCATTTAGTCCTACTTCTAAGCCGTGCGAGTTCAGCTTTACAGATGAATCTAAGTTCTTCTTCATGATCCGTCATACAAAGAAGAGATAATTCCAAAGAGTATTGATAATTACTGTGTTCCCCATGAGTTATTCCACTGAATATTTGAAGCCTTGACGTTAAGTAATCCGTCGCACTTTTGAAAAATAGCTTCTCGAATTCTCTACGCAATCTTCTTCATTAACTCCCAATTCTTGTCTCCTAGAGAAATCTCGCATGGAATGATTAACTCACCACGCGACAGCGTACAAATCTTAAAGTCAATTGGTTGTTCAAGTTCTTCTTTGGTAACTCGAATCATTCTATCGACCAACGGTATTGGAACTTGAGCTAAGAAGCTGTCATGTGACTCACCAAGAATTTGAATCTTATAATCAAGTCGACGTTCGATTCTAATTGCCGCAGACTTTGTTTGATCTGAAACTGTTGATTGAGGGATTTGGGCATAAGCTTCCTTGAATAGCTCATCTCCCCAGCGGTCTAGGAAGACTCTAGTACGTCCGAATGGATTTACTAGAGTTCTATCTTTTTGAAGTGCATCCTGAATCTCTTTATGATAAACCTTCCTAATGTTTGGATTCGTCGCGTGGAATCGTTCTAAGATCTGACCCGCGCGCCACTCGCTGCACTGGGCATTAATTGACGCTACCCTCTTACCCATGTCATAGTGACCTGCGTGCCTAAAAACCTTTCCTATTTGTCGATCTTCTATGTTGATTAAACCTTTGAGTATCTTATTGATTTCCTCTGCTAGAGCTATACAAGCCTCATGATTTGCTTCTGAGTAGAATTTGTTGAGTAATTCGTCCGGTGCATTATTCAACATCCAAGCGCGTGTTATTCGGTGGACATCGAGATTATATCTAAAAATTTTGATGAGCCTTTCATCTCTCGCCAAAATCGCAACAACTCTTGCTTCTGCTCCGGAAAGATCGGGTTCAACGAGTACGCAGCCCTCATCGGGAATGCACATGGATCTGATATCTGTACCCACGTCCCCATGCTTTGTAACTGTTTGCATAGCCCATCCCATCGGGTGGGTCGTAATAGGAGTTTTAAGAATTCCGGTGGACGTTCGTCCAGTCTCAAGCATAATACGTACAGAGGTAAGGAGTCTTCCACGGTAATCAGCTTCAGCCTCAATGTAAGTTCCAATTGTCTTCCTCACTTTTCTGATTTTTAAGATTAGCTCTAGAATGCGCTTCTTTATCGGGTCTTTGCAATTGTTCCTCATTAGAGCACCGAGAGTTTTTTCATCCGTCGATTTTCTTGGTGGAAAGCCTAAAGCTATAAAGACAAGCCAAGGCATGTCTCCTTTGGCGCCATTTGAGTTGACATTTAGTATTTTATTGGGATCTCCGGTAAATGGGAGACAAGATGTATTGAGTTCGTTTTGAAGCTCTTTGACTTGATCTTTGTATTTTTCAAGTAGAAACTTTTGCTGGAAATCATCTCGTCTAATTCCAACAGACTCAGAACGAGAGTAAAAAGGGTGGAGCGGCATGACTCTATTGAAGAAGAATCCCTCAAGCTTTCTTTCCCTAAGCTCTTTAAGTTCCTCTTCATGAGCTTCAAACGTGACCGCAGCGTCTTTTGCATTGTAAAGCAAGAGTCGGTCGAGTTTGTCTTTTTTCGGGTTAAAACCTTTACCTTCCTCTTTGTAATAAGGTTCTTTTGTGAGGACACTTGTTATGAACTCCAATCTTCCCGGAAGTTCGGGATAAAGTGTTCTAAATGCCAACAATGTATCGAACCAAAAACCATTGACTTTCATTCCAAAGAATAACCGCCCATCTAGGCAGTTTTCTAATTGACGTTCATCAAACTTGAAGTTTTGACCTATCTTTTTGATTCTTGGATTCGCTAACACATCTGCGACATCTTTCCAACATTGAAGTAAATCAGTTCGAGTCATTCCACTTTGGTTTTGGAATGAGAGCTGATTGAAAAGAGGGATTGAAATTGCTTCTTCAGAAGAGAAAGCAAGACCGATGCATATTGGTATGGTCCTAAAAGTCTCGATATCAACCGAAACGGCATCTCTATCAGAGTTACGATTGAGGAAGCGATAAAGATCAAGATTAGACCTACAAACAATGAGGTTGCGATGAGGAGGATCGAAAGTGCTATTTTTGCTTTCTTCATAAGCTCTTGCAAAGTCCCATTTGATGTACGTTAAATCTTTCCAAGAAAGCATTTTGTCTTCGCCTTCGGCATGAAGAATGCTTGCTGGATGAATTGTTCCAACTACTTTCGGACCTAAATAAGACTTTAGAATTGAACCACGATATTTCTTAATCCCAGTATATCCCGTTAAAGCTTGTAATGCAGTGTTTCCAATCGCAAGAATGCAATTTGGGTTGAGTTGACGAATCTCTTCCTCGAATTGAGGCATGAAGTCTGAAATGTTATACCCTATTTGATGCAATCTTTTGATGTCATTATCAGGGGGCCGCACTTTAACTACGTTTGTTAGATAAACCTGATCTCTCGGAACGCCCGCGAAGGCTAAACAATCATCGACGATCTTACCTGACTTTCCAGAGAACGGAATACCAGAACTTTCTTCGTCCGCTCCTGGAGCTTCTCCGCAAAGAACGAACTTCGCAGTACTTGGCCCGTAACCTGGGACGTGAATCATTTTTGTTGTCTGTACTTTTTTAAAGTAAATTCTTCTTGACTTTTACATTTTGACACCATCGGATTTATTTCTGGCTCTAAATCTTTAATCCAATCTAGAAATTCTATTTGATCTTGGTCGGATGATGGTCTTTTCCAGATAGCTCTTATCTCGTCATTGAATTGAATTCTTTCTATTCGACAAGAATTTCCTGATTTTGCGAGAAAGTGTCTTCCAATTAAATATGAAAGGTCGATCATCTTACCTCCTCTACTGCTTTGCAATGATCTTCCCATTTGATACCTAACTGAGCACAGAGCATCATTTCTATTGATTGAGCGATGAGATGCTGAACGTGATAAGGTGCTCTTGGGTCGTCGCCTGGTTCCTTACATTCGGTTCTCAGATCAAAGTCTGGCTGCTTGGCATAATTCATGTCGAACTCGTCGACCTGCTCAGCTGTAATTCCAGCTTTTTTGCAAAGCCAAGCTTCAATGACTTCATGAATTGCAACAAGGAATTCACTGTCTTCTTGCTCGACTCTTTTGACGGCATATTCTACTTGTCTTGGATTGGTATAAGATCCACCAATCATAATATCTTGCATGAACCTCTCAACGGCGAACATCTCAGACACGTTGACGTTCAAAGTTCCATCCGGTTCAAAAGTCCAGTCACCCACTGTTTCGTAACGTTGACAGTTATGTGGTATCGTTTCGACGTTGATCTTGAGGGGCATCGGTAATCTCCTTATCGAATTCTTGAAATTCAGCGAATAGTTCACTCCAGACGTCTTTGTTGATCTCGACTACTTCTTGGAGCATAAGAAGCGCGCCGGCATAGAAAACTTTGGCGAGAGCTTTGAGATCGTCTGGTGAACAGTCCGGACGGATATGCTTCTCTCGATACTTGTCCCAAAGAGGTTCGATGGTTTTAAGGTTTTGTTCCATTCACTCTTTTCTCAATTTGTTGAAAACGTTTCGGATCTCTTTCGATCACCACATAACGACGATCGTTTTTCTTGCAAGCTTCCGCGAGAACTCCCGATCCTCCGAATGGGTCTAGGATCTTTGCTCCCTCAAAAGTACAGTGTTTGATGAGCTTTTCGATTAGCTCAACTGGTTTTTCGTGTGGGTGAATATTTCTCGACACATGAACAATTGGGAATTGCATCACTGAGCTTATTTCCGTGCCGGATGTTAGAGAGGGATTTCCTTTGACGGCTAAAAGAATCGGCTCGAAGTCGCGCGCGTATTGCCAAACTGCGCGGCCGTGAGTCATTGATCCCGTCTTGTGCCAAATCAAAGGGTAATCTTGAATTTTATAGCCGAAACTTGGAAGGACCTTAGAGTAAGATATAAAATCCAAACTGGAAACCACTGCGTAGAGAAAAGCGTCGGGTTTGAGTACTCGAAAGATTTCACTAAAAACTGGTAAAGTTTTGTCATCCGCACAGAGTTCTGGATCTTTGTAGTCGGTCCACGGCGGATCAGTAATACAAGCGTCGAATGTTTTGTCCGGAAAAGCTTTGAGTATGTCATTACTGTCCCCTAAAAGACATTGATCCATGTTTGGGGTGAATTGTAAAGCGTCGATTCTTGCTATTTCTGTTTTCGTGACTTGTTTTACAAGCTTAATTGCAGTTCTTTTGTCTTTGACTTTTCTTAGGTGAGGATTGGCTTGAAGTGCTCTAGCGAGACTTAAATCTTCGGAGAATCGTCCTATTGAGATTTTCAGCTCTCTCGCGGTATCAGTTTGGGACCAACCTTCTTTTCCGGTTACTTTGGGTCGGCCGCCCAAATTGACACCATTCTGAGAAATTCTAAGCTCATGAAGCTCGTATTCGATCAGGACTTGATCGGCCCAGCTGATATTAGGTCTTGAAGCTATCTTTTCGAGTAATTCGACCTCATAATCTTTACCTTTCAGTTGGCGAAGGGTTTCTTCTAAACCTTGAACGTTAATTGAATTGATTGTCTCTGTTATTAAATTGTCTTCTATCATTTGCTCTTCTTCTCCGCTGCGATGGCGGCGTCTATCGCATCACGTGCAACTTGCCTTGCTTCCCGAATTGAGATGGGGTGCATTGCCATGTATCCTTCGTGCTGGTTGACGCGCTCGGTGGACATATTAGCGATTGCCCGCAAGGCATCTTCGTAGATGCGCAGCCGCTCCTTGTCCTTGCTCGGGGAGCAGCCCGCCGCCAGCACGTCTAAGATCGCCGGTGTTTCTGATTCCGCACACGTCCAGCGATCCACTGTGGTATCACCGTTCACTCGTTCGATGATGAACTCGCGAAAGCGGGGATCTACTACGTCGAAAGGTTCAAAACGGCAGTAGACACCCTCACACCGAACCGTATCTGTCTCTTTCGGCTTCAGCGCTTTCCGTGTCTCCTGCACTGGATGAGACATAAGCAATTTCCTCGCATCACTAAGGGCGTCACCTATTACAAGGTCTGGATCATAGTCGGGACGTGTGGGAATCGACATCATCCACTCGCGTCTTTGATTACAAAGGTCGTAAACCATTTGCAGCGCCTTGTCGATCTTTACGATTACAGCATCCGCTTCGGCCCGGTCCATCGGCTTGGAAGAGACTTCTAGGTTGTTCAGAAACTCTGCCACGTCATGAATGCCTAACTGTGGCGGGGCAAGTTCTTCCTCTACCGTGATACGAGCGGACTGGCCTAGTTCAATCCACTTTCCTTCTGGTCCCCTACTCCAGCCTTTTGTGATCCAATCGTCGGCGAACTGTTCTTTACTCATCATTACTCCTTTCAAAAATCGAATGCGCGACGGTGGATTGGACTCGATCCATTTACACCATCATCGTCCGTCTTTTCTGTTCCGTTACTGACATCCTACCCCGGTGAAGAGAAAGATGTTCTATTCGCGCGCAAGATTGATTACGCAGTTTCTGTTTCTTCGTCTTCAGGTTCGGGCTCCTCTTCGGTCAGGTCAACGTCGACCTCGGAATCAATGCTCGATAAGGCATGTTCGAGCTTTCCTTGAGCAACGTCTTCGTTGTCCGCTTCGATGCTTCCGGTTACTGTAAAAGTGTATTTCATGGTTTTTCTTCTCCTTTTCAGTTTTGGGTTTAGGGCCTCGGGCCGTTCTTCGACCAAGTTCCACTATCGTCCATTCGATGCAACGAAAGTTGGGGAATCTTTCTGAGGCCCACAAAAGTTACGGAGTCGCGACGGCCGCGCCCTTGAAGCGCCGGAACTCTTGGATTGAGTTCATCTTCATATCCGGATTCCAGGAGATGTAGGCTTCGACTTTGCGGCCTTTGGTGTCGATCGGATCGTAGTCCGTGCCTTCTTTCAGTTTTCCGTCGGATGTGAAACAAGAAAGATACGGCACGAGCATGTCGCGCGACGTCCCAAGATTCTTCTCGGAGAACCAATGACGAACTGGAACGCCGATCTTCTTCGGGCCGTCAACAATGAAGTCGGCGATGATGTTGTTGGATTCAGGGTCGTTCTTTCCCTTCGTCCAATCGCCTACTTCTTTTACTGTCAAGACGTACCAGCCACCTTCCAACTGAGTAGTGGCGAGTAAGTCGCTATTCGAGAAGCTGAGTTTTGGCATGTTTGTTTGTCTTCTTTCTTGGTTTGCTTTAGTAAAAAGCCGTTATTTTAATTGATTCCAAGTCTTATACTCCCACCTGCAACTGAAACATTTAAACCAATACAAACAGTGAGCAGGTGGCCACATCAAATGATTACAGAAGATGCAAATCATAAAGTTTTTGCTCTCCCGATATCTACCTTGTCCGAAATGAGATCGAACAAAGATTTGTTAGTAAAGTCTATTTGCGCGGGCAATTTGTACGCCGTTTTCGCAAAATCATCCCCGATTCCTTGAGTGCAACAAAGATGCTTGATTTGGGCGTTCTCATCGAAAGCTGACCCTTGATCTGTTGCGAATTGATAGACTTCGTCGAATTGAGCGGGGATATATGCGGCGATTTTGTTGCCGGCAGTTACGATACGGCGTGTTACAGTCTTGATTGTTGTCCCAGGAGGTCCGGATTGCTCAGAGGTTAGGATGTGAGCACAAATAATGACATGCTTGGGATTACCGGGGCGCGCCCAGAGAAACTTGAGAGTATCGATGTAATACTTGAGGAAATTGTCTTCGCCGTTATACGTATCGTAAGACCTTAACTCGATTGTCTTGGCGCCCTTTTTTGACTCTTTCACGTTCTTGAGCATTGAAAGAATGTCCTGCCCCTTAACATCATCGACGGTTTTAATGCAGGTATAAGAGCAGCCCGTTATTGTGTCGCCAATGAGAGTTTCATAGGGACATTCATTTTCATTACGAAATCCGGCTTGGTCGGCGGCCGCTTGGGATTCGTAGGGGAAATAGTCAACGAATTGCTTCAGCATGTCCCCAATGCCAAAGACGTCATTGAATGTATCCCAATCGACTTTCTTATTTGGGAAATGCTTTTGAGAAATCGCCGGCATCTTTCGGTCATGATCGAAGACGTAAGGTTTGGGGAAAGATAAAGCTCCAACACTTTTCCCTGAGCCATTGTCGCCTTTAAATAGAGCGAAAATTCCGCGTGCTGGTACTTCATCTGTCGTTGAATGTGGCATTTTTGTCTTTTTCTTTCTTCTACTCTTCTACTTTGATTGCAGACATCGCTTCTCTCATAGCTTTTCGATCTTCCCTACAGGTTTCGCAGACGGGCTTCTTGATCTTGTCGAAGTAAAGCTCTTTGGTAACGACGAGTTCTCGGCCGCAGTCTCCCCAACACTTGCAGACACGATTGATTACAAGTTCAGGAGTTGAGAGGAAGTGAGTACAAGACGGAATCATGCACTTGTAGATAATCTTCCCACGTTTAGTTTCAAAGCGCTCGTAAAGATGAGCGCCATTATGGGTTTTCTTAGCCATCTTGTTTTTCCAATTCTTCAGCCTCTTTGTAAGCAAGCATGATCTCCATCCCCATTACAATAGCTTCCATGAAAGTGTATTCAATGCGGTAATCGAATTCTCTCGTGAAGACCTTATGAAGAGCCATTCTTCGAGCATCGTTTGCCAAATTCTCGGCTATTATTTGAAATTCTTGAAGATCCCAAACTTGCCTTTTTATTCGACAAGCAGAACACAAATCTTCTTCTCCGTGCTCAGGATGATTGGCTGCTTCAGAAGCTATTGAATTTACCACTGCCTTGAGTTTTTCGGTATTTAGTTGAGTCATGATTTGACCGTCCAATTGTTTGTAATAGGTGGTAGATTAATCATTACATTTGGCGCGCTTCCCGCTGCAACTGGCCATGCAATGATGTCCTCAATTTCGACGTCTGGATTGTCTTTTTGAGCGCGAACTAGTTCTTCGAAAGTAACGATATCGGGATAAGTCTCACCAATTCTCATCTTAGAACCGAACGTTTTGATGAAAGACATTACGTCGCAAGCCGTCGAGTAGGCCGCACCTTCTCCTGTGTCGGGAGTTTCTCCATAAATGTGAGCTTCAAAGACGCTCGGATAATTTCCACCGAAAACTTTAGGGATTTGACTTACTACGTCTTTGAATGGTACAAATGAGATAGTGGCGTCGAGGCACTTTTGGCCGCGCCAAAATAATCCGGTATAATTGATCCACAAATATTGAACAAGACGGAGTAAAAGAGGATAGATTTCACTCGGGATGCCTTCGTCGAACAAGTCTAGAGAGAAAGGCATACCGTTGTTTATTAAAGCCTCTCTGATCGCGGCGATGAGAATCCATATAACGGCCGCACTAGATGGATTCCAGTCAGTCCAATTAAATGGGTGATAGCTACCGGAAAAACAAAGACCGACGACTACTTTTGAAAACTTGGCCCCTTTGATGTCACTTAGTAAAGAGATAAAGTTCGACCACTGTTGAGATTCAAACGTGACTCTGCCGTTTGAGTCTCCGACGAGTTGAATTGCGTAGCCGTTTGGGATGTAAGGCTCGTCGGGCATATCTCCCCAAATGAATGGAGCTAGTTTGATTACAGTCTGTCCGCTGTCGATCATTGCATTCAAGTGGGGACGGATCAGATCTCTCTGGAGATGATACTCCGCGATTACCCCGTAATTACGTCCGTCGGGTACTTTGTATGTTACGTAATTATTGCCCAGGTTCATCTTGATCTATCTCCGATATGTTATGTACTAACTTGGCGAATAGAAGACCGAGCAAAAAGCCGTAAGCGACGTTCTCTCTTGAAGTCTGGACGGCTAAAGTCTTATCTGGCGCGACAAGATCAAGCCTCTTTGACGTTGTGATTACCCAGTCCGCACAAGCTTCGGGATGATGCTCCCTCAGGTACAAGTCCAGTATCTGGACATGTTTCTCTTTTAATTCAGGTAGTGGCATTGTCATTTAAACATTCTCTAGCATCTTTGCTACATCCCACTTATCGCCCACGTAAAAGTCACGTTCGATTACGTAAAGTCTACTTTCAGGTGGCTTCTCGCAGATGTCCTTGTAAACGCAGCCGGAATACTTGTCGCAAGATGTTCGGTTCCTAGGCCAATAGTCGGTTGAGATGTGCCAATGAAGTAGTTTGGCCCAATAGATCGTATCTTCAACCCACTCATGAATCCGACTATCTTGGATTTCCATCAAAAATCTTTGGAATCGCTCTGACGGTTTCAGCGACTTTTGAAAACCAATCTTGTTGAGCATGACCCGATTCGTCTGAAGTACGAAACAAGTCCCGATCCACTGATTTCCTAAAGAACTGGGTTGCTGTCGGCGCTTCCCAGTTTTGTGGTCCCAAGGAGCGATGAGTGTACCTCGTTCGGCTACGATGTCAGTTTTGCAGTTATAGATGATCTTCCATTCTTCATCTTCAAAGAGAATCCGAGAGCCGACTTCCTCTACTGCGAGAGGATGCCAGTCTTCGTTTCTATAGAAGTTGACGTATTCCTTGAATTGATAGATTACTTCTTCGAGTTCCTCAACGGGCGCGTCCATCTTAGTGGCAAAGAAGCGCCCGACTTCGCAGCAGAACTCGATAAGTGCCTCTCTTTCATTCTCGAAGTCCCGCAGTTGTGTGACGAATCCTCCATCTTTTAAAGCCAACCAAGTATCGGAGTCGAGACGCGCGCAGTTGTAGCGAAGACCGTACCAGACTTCGAGGATCTTGTGCATCAGATCCCCTTCTTCGAGAGCTTCCGCTTTCTCGTTAGGTTTGAGATTGTCTTGAAAGCCGAGTTTCGTCTTTTGAGCGCAATTCTGAAGGGTATTCAGAATCGTAGCGTCAAGACTTATTATCTGTTGTTCTGGCATTTATTTTGATGGTCCTTTCATCCCAAAAGGGAATGCATGAGAAATTGGAGCTTTCATTGCTATCAGATGCTTCTCAAGACATTCCTTTGAGCAAAACCGTGCTTCGCAAGTTTGACATCTGTATCCCGGATTTGGACATTGATTGTAACAGTATTGGCAAGTCATAGTTTGATCGTGTAATCAGGCGTTTCTCCTAACAGCAATTGCACTTTCCCAGTCAACTCCGAGACGAAGTGCAAGTCGTCCTTGTCACAGAAACCGCCGCTGGCATTTGCGAGCTTTTCGAGAAATTCTGGTTTCTCCCCAGGTCCGACGTAGAGAACTTTGAGTACAAGACCTTCGACTGCTTTGAGTGATGCGTCTTGATCGTAATCGTTCACTTCTCCGTCCGTGATTACGACGGCTTCTCTGTATCCTTGATCCTTCATCCTTTGAAGTACTGGAGATAGAACAGTTCCACCGTGCGGCCCCGCTTTTTCGAGTTCATCGATCGTTGTTTCTCGGACGTGATCGGAGAATGCCCAAACCTTGGGATTTCCGTTTAGACCTTTGAGAATCGCAATGACGGCTTCGTACTTGGTCTGTCCGGGTTCGACGTCTGAAGCCATTGAGAAGGAAGTGTCAACGACTATTACTGGACGCTTCCGGATTGCTTTGAGACGATCTTTGAGAGAAAGTTCTTGAAATGTCTTCGCTATGTTTCCCATATTAATTCTCCTTTATGCTTTGAGTTCTTTGAGCAAATCCATCAATTCTTTCTTTGCTCGATTGAGAATTACCATCGTTTCGGCGTTACCTCCTAAGTCTGGATGATTGGCTCGGGCAAGTGCTCGATAGCCAGTGTAGAGAATCGCATCGACCGCGCTGTCGACGTCCTTGATTTCTTTGTACGATTCTCTCTCGACTTCGACAGACAACACTTTGAAGCCAATGCCGAGTTTCTGTTTGACCATTGTCGGTGTTGGAATGAATTGGGATTCCAACTTGATTATGAACATCTTTGAGTCAGCCATTTGTATTCCTTCCAAGTGACTTTGAATTGGTAGTTTTGATTGAACCACTTCGCACCCCATTAAATCTTCATCTCTAATCCCCTCATACAAAGGGTCTTCGATTAATTCTGTTCTCCCCGTTTCTGGATTGATTCTGACCGTCTTCTTTCTCCTTAAACTTGGGGCGCGCCCTGTGCATTTGATGTCATGCGTTCGACCCTGAGTTTTCTCCGCTGTTTTACAACAACGGAAGTCGACTATTGGAGTCAATCAATTGATACCTCATAATGAAAATTATATCCCCCATCTTCTCCAGTGTAACAACCTAGAGGACCAGCCCATTGAAAATATTCTTCTCTTGAAACCTCCCTTCTGACCACTACTGGTTGATTTACCAATTCACTTTCAATGCCATGACAAAAGACTTCAGGTATGATTTCTCCGATACTTCTTTTTTCTGCGCTGGAAATGTAGAGCTTTCCAGTTTTGAGGTATTGAGAGATTACTTCTTTCTTAGTTGTCATATTCCCCATTTCTTTCCGCCGTTCATCGCCAGAATCTCGGCGAGTTCCATGATGATACTCGTTTGATTCCATTCGACCGCTTCGCCGCCCATAGTCGAAGTCACGATCTCTCGTTTCTTCTCAACTATTTCGGCGAAGAACTCGTCGACCGTTCCGACCGCTACGAAGAACGTATTGTCGATTGAGTTAGCTTCTTGACCGATACGGGAGAAGCGCCCCTCGACTTGTTCTTCATTCGCGGGATTCCACTCGCGCTCCAGAGTTACCATCTTGTGACAGACTTTCTGGAGCCCGTCCAAGCCTTCTCCAGATGCCAGCGTGCTGAGAATGAGAATTCGAGAGTTCGATGCGATCCATTGGTCCTTTTTCAACTCGCGCGCTGCTGGATTCATGGAAACTAAGTTAACTGGTGTCCAGCTAAGTTCAAGCTGGCGACAGATTTCGGCGAGTTTCTGTTGAAGTAATTGAGCGACGTCGACGTGATGAACGAAAATGCAGAGTCGATCGTCGTCAGTTGAGCCGAGAAATTCCACGCAGAAGTCGATGCAAGGGTCGATCTTGGCGTATCCTGTTAGGTGCCGCATTCGGGAAAGATAAGCGAGAATGTTACCGTTATCGCTGAAATCTTTGTCCTCTCCCATTGCATTGTATTCATCTCGAAATCTCTTGAACTCGTCGATGTAAGCCTGCTCGACTTTTCCGCCGAGATCATTGAACATGAACTGACGAGAAACGAGCGGCAATTCTGGGAGTACTTCTTTTCGTTCCCGTCTAATGATGAAGTCTTGAGTTTTCGATTTGAAAGCTTCTGGAAACTCCAACCCTCCAACTTTGGCCCCGTATCCGTTCCAGGAAGTGCAGACGTCTTGCATAAGGAATTGAGAGTACTTGGGGAAGCGCTCCGGTTGAATCATGTTGAGAATTGGGAAGTACTCGCCCGCGTTGTTTTTGATCGGAGTACCGGACAACGCGATTACATTATCGCAGATTCGAGCGAGTTTCCGGACTTCTTCGGTTCGTTGCGAGTCATTGTTTTTGATCTGTTGGCACTCGTCGATGATGAGGGTTTTAATGCCGCGCGCTTTCGCCATCTCGACTAGACGATTCTCGAAGTGCCCGGTTCGATCTTTCTCTTTCGAGTTAAATCGACGGATTAGGTCGAAACTCACGATGTAGAAAGGAAGTCCAGGTAGCAGTACATCTTTCGATGAACTGATAATCTGGGCGAAGCGGTAACCGTCATCGTGATCGTTAGAGCACCAGTTGGCGAATTGTCGTTGCCACTGAGTTAGTAGTGATGCTTTCACGACTCCCATCGCCGGCATTGCTTCAGGATGTAGGAACAAGAAACTCAAAGCTTGAACTGTCTTCCCGAGTCCCATCTCGTCGGCGATTAGTGCGCGGCCCCCGGCTGTTTCGACATGCTCCACTCCTTTTATCTGGAATGGCATGAGTCGATGTCCGTTCAGGGCCTTGATGGCGGCCGCGTCTCTCTTTTGGAGATGCTCTTGCTTAATTTGATGGCCGCATTTGAGAGACAACATGATAGTTCCGCCGATGTTGAATTGGCTACGAGTCTCGGCGGTCTTTCCACAAATTCGACATTTTTCGAGAACAAGAGGCATTAGTTTTTCTCCTCCTTGATCTCGGTCGCTTCGATAATATTGATTGCACTCCCGATGATCATTCGATCATCAGGACTCAGGAGGTCCGCATGATCTTGTAGCCATAATTCGATTGCTTCCCTGATCGCATTGAGATAGCTCCTTTTGATTTCGGCTTTGATTTCGTCCAACTTCTTTTCTACTTGGGACAACTTCTTCCAAGCATCACCGTGAATCACAGTACCCTGTTGAGCACTGCGGATCAGATGAATCATGAGAGTCAAGTCTTGCTCCCAATCGTTGAGTGTTGCGACGTCAATCTTGGCTTCCGGCATGTTGATTCTCCATTTTCGCTTTATAGGCGATCGCTTTTTCGATGTTAGTGCAGATACGACGAACTTTCTCACGAAGTTGACGTTCGTCTTCTGTTAGTTCCATCTCTGGAATCTCGTTTATGATTTGTTCAATCAAACGATACTCAACGAGTTCCAGTCTTACGGGTGGCTTTTTGAAGAATACTTTAGCCATTGATTACTTCTTTCTTCTGATGTTTTCCATCAGCTTCATCATACCGAAAAGCATTGCGAAGAATATTACTGTTGGCAATGCTTCGTTGAGCAAGAAATTCCATTCCCACGAATTGAATCTCACTGATTACCCTCCTTCTTTTTCTTTTGAGCAGCTTTGAACTTAGCGATTAATTCGTCCGGATCAAGAGTTAACAAGTCCTGGGCGGCCGATTTACTCAAACCGCGCTTTTCCAGGTACCCGACTGGATTCGATTTGAGTGTCTCTTTTTTCTCCGTCGGGATTGAACTCTCACTTTTACGGACACGATACTTTAGGCGCTCTTTCCTTTCGTCTTCTGAAAGGTTTTGAAGCTTCTCTTGGCGTACTGCTTTAGCCGCGTACAAGACTACTTTTTGGTTCTCGATTTCGGCTTCAATCTTGGCTATGTGGGCGTCGAGTTTATTGAATCCTTCCTCTTGACTGCACTTTTCGAACATTTGGTAGCAAAATTCGCGCGCAATGTTCTTGGTTTCGATGTACTGAGTCTTGTCGGTTTCGAGATTGCCGTTTGAGTGATCAGGACAATACAGCGGGAGAAGGCTCCCCGCTGAATCGTGCTGTCTCTCTTGGGACTCGAACCAAATCTCGCACTGGAGTCCAGTCGATGGACTCATGAACTCGCATCGTGTGTAACCTTTACTCATTTTGAATACCTCCTCATGAATTCTGCTTTTGATGGGAATTTCTCGGGCGCTTCTTTCGCGATTCTATTGAATTCCTCCGTCAAACTTGGTAACATTGGAGTTCCAAATCTCTCTTGGGGAAAAAGCTGAATCGCGGGAACTAAACGGCCGCGATGTACTTCGACTCCCATTACGAGATACTGATCCCCTGGGAATGATGGAATGTTTAGTAATCGGACTAGCTTCCAGTTAGGTGGGATTACTTCTTTTTCGACGTTATAGCAAGCTAGTAATGCTGTGTCGAAATAGCGCATTGAAACTTGATTTGAAGCTCTCCAATACCACATTTTACAATCTCCCTTTGAAAACAATCACTTGAGGTCTTTCGAGTTTTCTCTCACGTCGTAGCGAAACCCAAACTACTGCATTGGCGAGTGAGAGAAGCGCGATGTAGATGTAGATCATTTGAGACTCTCCTTATCTTTGAGAAATTTCATGACAATTGAGTTGAGAAAATCCGTTTGATTGACGCTTAAACCCTCACTTTCCTTTTCACGACGAAAAACCTCGAACTCTCGGAGGTAGACTTGAACTAGTCCCTCCGGGATTCGAGGCTTTATCGTCGTTACTACTTTTTGTTCGAGTGGTCGGCCCATTACTTACTCGACTGGTATTCCGGACCTCTCTGCACTGTCGAGACTTTTGTCGTCGGGATCAATCTCGACCGTTTTCATGTTCTTTCTGATGTTATCGTTGGCTCTGTGCAGAGCGGACCAAGCGATCCCAATTAGAACGGCCGCGTCTGGGTAAGTCGTCTTGACCTTTTCTTCGAGTGATGAAAGATCGCATCGAAGAGTGAGAAGCTTGCTAAATAATTTCTCCTCTTCGGTGCACTTGCAGTTGATTTGATCTCTGTAACAACGTTCGCATTGACTCATAGAATCTCCTGAATGATTTGGTCTTGAGCTTCTTTTTCTCTCTTTTTTCTCTCTTTGATTAAAGGCATTGCTAACAGGGCTAGAACTTTGCGGGCCGCGATGTCTTTTTTGTAGCATTTTCTGCAAATTGGCCGACCAAAACGAATTAAAGATGTCGGACGAGCGCAAATTGCACATGAAAACCCTGGTTTTACCCCGACGCTACCCTGAGCCTGCCCTGAGCCTGCGCCCCTGTACAAAACGGCTAACTCTTGCGTTTTCATACACCTAAGGCCATTATACCAGGTACTACATATACATGCAATAGGGAATAATCCCTATGTAAAATTTACATGGTCTGTCTTAGAGTAAATTTTATTTTTATTTTTTTTTTTTTTTTTTTTTTTTTTTTTTTTTTTTTTTTTTTTTTTTTTTTTTTTTTTTTTTTTTTTTTTTTTTTTTTTTTTTTTTTTTTTTTTTTTT